AACGCCCTGCGTCAATGAAGCCTTTGGCTCCTGCGGGCGTGTAAGTGCAGTCAGGAATCTTGAGCGCGACCTGTTTTGCGCACCAATTTACAAAGGCGCCACACCAAGGTTGATTTGGCTTTTGATACTTGGTCTGATTATCGGCAGGGCCTTCAACATAGCCAACTTCGGCGCCTGCGATGTGGAGAAAGTTATCTAATTGTTTGGAACACATTATTTCTTCAAGGCTTCTTTGACAATATCAGTCAAGAAGTCAACCTTCTCTTCCAAGACTGAAACTTTGTCCTTCAGCGATGATCCCCCATTCGGTTTGAGTTCGTTCAGATAATGCTTGACAAGCCATTTGACGCCTAGAGCTACGGAGCCAACAATGCTAAAGAGTGCGACGAAAAATGATGCCCAATCCATTGCGCTCATGTGCCAACCACCAAGACCTGAACGACGGTGGTGCCTGTGTTCGTGACACCATAAATCGGATTATTCTTGTTCTGCAAAGTTATTTTCTCACCACTGTCCAATTCAAAGCCTGAAGTGGTGTTGACATCGGAGTTGCCAAGAAAAACCGCCTGACCACCGGCAGCGTGCAAATGCACTTCTTCGGCTTCGGCGGTGTTGTCAACCAAAATGGTTGGCGTTGTTGTGACGGTGACTTGACGCGTGGAAATGCCCACTGTGATCTCCTTGTGATTACCCCAAAAGAATTATAGTAAGTCAACAAGACTTCTTGTTCGACCTGTTGCAAGTTGCGTATAGACCTGAGTGGTGGCAACCGATGAGTGGCGCATTAAGTCACGCACCGCCAAAAGGTCACCGCCTGATTTCTCAAGCATTGTCGTTGCAAAATAATGACGACAAGCGTGAAATGTCTTCTTAGGAATCCCAAGGCGTTTCATCTCATTAGATGTTTTCTTTGATAGGCGATTGGGAGTCACATTCCAAAGTCTGCCGTTGGTGTTCTTTTCAATAATGACATCGGCAACGGCCTTGGCAACCGGCACCGCCAAATCTGTTCCGCCTTTGCCTGCAATCCGCAACACATATCCATCTTCGCGGTTTTCTAGGTCAAGGCCTCTCAGGTTGGCAACTTCCATCGCCCGAAGCCCTGCCATGCAACCAAGAACGAACCAATCGCGCATCGGTTGACGCGCTTCGGTCATAAGCATCTTGGCTTCATTAGGCGTAATGGGATGAGGAAGACCCCTAGGTTTGCGAACATTCGGTAGGTCTTCAATGGCGTTGTTGTCAATGACGCCCATCTTGCGCATCGCCTTGTAGGTAGAGCGCAGTCGAGCGGCATAAGTGCCTTTGGTAGAGCTAGCAGGCACCGAGAGCAGAAGGCGCTGAAAGTCGTCAACTGTCGCATTCTGCGGATGCACGCCAAGACGGATCAACATATTCCAATCATTGCGGAACATCGCCATTGAGTAGCCTTGAGTGCGGTAACGCGTCTCTAACTTCTCACGGATTACTTCAAGAGGGATTTCTTCCATTCCTGAAGTGTATCTCAAGAATCCTATTAGAGTGTTCCGCCTTCTTCGGCATCTGGGTTTTCTAGCCACCGAAGGTAGCGTTGATAGTCTGAATTTGCAGGGTCGTTGGGAATCCATACCTTGTTACCTGCTTCATCTTCGCGCTCAATGGCAATAGCATCAGAATTAAGCGGTGTAGAAATATCTATTTCTTTGTATGTATAAGCCATTTCTATAACTCCGAACTAAACGATAGGGCGCGACCTGCATCAGCAAAGTTGACACCATAAGAATTGTTTGCGGTTAAAGCGGTTGAGTCATAAGCAAAATTGACTCGCAATTTCGCGCCTGTGGTTACGGCAGTAATTGTTCTCAAATTTGAAGAAGAATCGGTAATATAAGGCGCCTTTGTAAATTGGTGCGCAAAACAGGTCGCGCTCAAGATTCCTGACTGCACTTACACGCCCGCAGGAGCCAAAGGCTTCATTGACGCAGGGCGTTGGCAGTATGTAGAAGATGCAACGCCTTCACCAGGAGATTTGGTGTTCTTTGACTTCCCTGCCGATGGCATTGACCGTATCTCTCACATAGGAATCGTGGAGAGTGTCAACGCCAATGGCACCGTCACCACCATTGAAGGCAACACTGCGCCCGACACGAAGGGCGATCAGCGCAATGGCGGTCAGGTAGCGCGTAAGATTCGCGCCTACAAGAAAAAGAATCGTGGCAAACTCAAGCCATCTCTGCCGGTGTTCATTGTGGGCTTTGGCAGACCTAAGTTCAAGGAGTGCAAATGCTCGACAAAGAAAAACTCATCGCAGTCGGTAGCACATACGCAAGGGCAGGAGCTGCCGCAGTAGCCGCTCTCTATCTTGCCGACCCATCTCGCCCATTGAAGGATTATGTTGCGGCTTTCGCTGCGGCAGTTCTTGGCCCGATACTCAAGGCCATTGATCCTAAAGCGACAGAGTTTGGTCGCGGAAGCAAGTAGTAATGCAACGGGGGAAAATCTTAGATGAGGCAAAACGCCTCACTCATTCGGATCGTCAAGATACCTATGGCGACCCGCTCACAAATCATCAACGCATCGCAGACCTGTGGAGTGTTTATCTTGAAACTGAGATAACACCTTCACAGGTCGCTTTGTGTTTATGTCTGGTCAAAATTGCTCGCTTGATGCAGACACCTGACCACATAGACTCATTCATAGATTTAGCAGCGTATGGCGCCATTGGGGGCGAAATCAGTGCATCTGAACAATAATCTCATTCTTGTTCCTACTCGTGGCAGACCACACAACGCCATTGAAGTTCTCAAATGTCACAAAGAGTTCTCCTGTCGCTCTGACTTGCTCTTTATTGTGGACACCGATGATGAAGAACTCATCAACTATCGAAGCGCCGTCGGCGTTGAGAACATTGTTGAAATTGAAAATAAAACTCGTGGCATGGCCTATCCGGTCAATGTCGCTGCCAAGAAATACGCCAACGAATATGACTATTTCACCTTCATTGGCGATGACCACCGACTACGAACTCCCGATTGGGATATTGCCTTGATGCGTGCCATTGGCAACCGACCAGGGCTTTCCTACGGCAACGATCTGTTGCAAGGGCAGAATCTGCCGACGGCGGTGATGATGTCGGCTGCCATTGTCCGCGCCCTTGGCGGCATGGTGCCACCGAAGCTCAAACACCTTTACCTTGACAACTTTTGGAAAGCCTTGGGCAATGACTTAGGGCATCTGACCTATCTGCCGCAGGTCATCATTGAACATCTCCACCCTGTTGCAGGCAAAGCCGAATGGGATGAAGGCTATCGCGCCGTCAATGCCCGCGAAGTTTATTCTTTTGATGCCTTGATGTTTGATAACTATATGAAAAGTGAGGACTACCAAGTTCTCTTGAAAGCATTGCGTCAATGAAGTGCATTTCATTTTCGCTCTACGGAAACGATACCAATTACACCATCGGAGCCATTAAGAATGCCATTCTTGCTTCGCGCTACTTTCCTTTTGATGACGGCTTTATCACTCGCTTCTATGTAGGCAAGTCGGTTGATTCATCTATCACAACAACTCTTGAGCGAATCAAAGGCGTTCAAATCGTCACAATGGATCAAGTGGAAAATCACACTGCAAAGTTGTGGCGCTATCTTGCTTTCTCTGACGAGCAGTTTGAAGCCGTCATCTGTCGTGATGTGGATGCCCGTCTTTCCTATCGTGACCGCATTGCCCACGAAGATTGGGTAAATTCCTGCCTTGATTATCACATCATCAAAGACCACCCAACAGGTCATAACTATCCGATTTCTGCCGGTATGTTTGCAGGTAAGACAAAGGATTTGCGCTTCCTAGCATCCACCATCAACAATCGTGAGCGCGGCGATTACTACACAGTTGACCAAGATTTCTTGGCAGAAGTGGTCTATCCCATCGTCGCAGGTGACGCACTCATTCACGATCCTTACTATCAGACACCTATCATTGGCAATTCAATTAGAACCACAATCCCCTTTGATGCGCCAACTCCCCTGTCACATATCGGCGCAGCTCTATTTTCCAACGATACTTTTGTCTTTGACATA